TAAATGATATTAGTAAATTTAATTCACAATTAGATTTTTCTAGAGATCAATGGAATGCACAAAATTCACAAGCTGTAGAAATGTCTAATGTGGATTGGAGAAGGAAAACAAACCTAGCCAATACAGCAGTTCAAAATGAAATTAATATGCGTAATGCGATGAATGCTTTTGATCTATCAAAAACAAGTATGGCTATGCTTTGGCAAGAATTAAGAGATAAAGCAGACTATGAATTTAAAGCTTCTGAAAATGAAGCTACACGTAAGACTCAGTTGTTAGCAACTGCTCTAGGTAATGAAGGAGCAGGTTCTGCAGAGAATTGGAGTACTACTATTAATGGTTTATTAACCACTATATTTAATGCATCTTATGGTGGTACTACTGAAGCAACTGATAGTTAATATAAAATTAGGAGAAAGACATGGGTTGGAAACCGGGAAAATATTTAAAGAAAGCTATAAAAGGTGTCGCAAAAGGTATCAAGAAGATTGGTAAAGGTATCGGTAAAGCTTTCAAGAAAGTTTTTAAAGGAATTGGTAAGTTCGTAGGTAAGCTTGGTCCAATAGGAATGCTTGGGATGATGTTGATTATGCCACAGTTAGGAGCTTGGTGGGGTCAGTTTGGTACTTGGGCTCAAGGATTATCAGGACCACTTAGTTCTGTTATGAAAGGAGTTCATTGGGCAGGATCAAAAGTTGGTACTGCAATGACTACAGTAACAGAAGGTATTCAAAAAACTTTAAATGTAGTAACTGGAGGAACTTTCTCAACTGCTGGTACTGCTGGATATGAAGCAGGATTTTCTGATAATTTTGCAAATTGGATGAGTGGTCAGCTTGACAAGGGTAGAGAGTTCTTAGGTTTAGAAACTGCTGCTCCTATAGGTACACCTGATATTGATGTTACCGATGTTGTAACAGAGACGACAGTACCTGATACTACAACTACTACGACAGTACCTGATACTAATTTTAGTGATGAAATGTTAGTTGATCTTGGAATTGATCCAAAAAGTGATCCTTCAACATGGATGGAGCAAGGAACAACTACTATCAAACCTAAACCAGACATGAGTACTTGGGATAAAATTGTAGATAAAGGTGAAAAAGGATATAATATATTTAAGACAGGACAAGAAGTAGCACAAACTTTTGCAGATGATGAGTATGATATTGGAACAGGGTGGAATAATTATGTAGCTGATAATATGGTTGGTTACTATGAATCTGCAAATGTAGATTGGATAGGGCAAGGAATGGCTGGACAATCTCATTATGGTATGGGTAATGATAACTTTTTCAGGTCTGTTTATAATCTAGGTCAAAATAATCCTGATCTTTGGTTTTTAGATATGGGAGTAGTTAAAAGGTAAATAATTATGGCAGAAGAAGCAATAGAAATAAAAAATCAAGAAGTCCTTGACCACCTTGGCAAGTTTGAAGGACCAGTTCCGGGGCAGTCCTTAACAGGTAATCCAGATGAACCTAAAGATTGGGAAAGACCTCCAACGCATACAACTTTAAATAGTGCTATACATAGTCTATTTGACTTTATGACAGAGGAAGATACATATATTGAAATAGTATCTGCTTTAGGTCAAGGTATGCCAGTTACCGGAATGACACAGATGTTATTACAAGATGGTTTTCAGAAAGGAGCTTGGAATCCCGATTTAATGATGCAGCTTATAGAGCCTACTATGTATATGATTATGTCTATGGCTGAGAAAGCAGGGGTTAAATACAGAGTAGATGAAGAAGATAATCCAGATGTTGAAGATGCTTCTGAGGAAGAAGTTACAGGAATTTTTAAAGGTTTAGCAGACATAGCTGAAGGTAGAATAGATGATGCTAAAAAAGAAGAAGTTTTACCAGAAGAAATTATAGAAAGATTAGAAACTATTGCAGTACCTGAAAGTTTATTAGCAAGATCAGAAACAGAAGAACCAATAGAAACTGATAGTTTATTAGGAAGAGGATAAAGAAATGGCACAGTTTGACCCAACTCAATCATCGGTACAATACGGAGAGTCCTTACTAGCCTCGCAACAAAGAGAACGTGGAAAGTGGAAGAATCGAAGTAGAAAAATAAAAACCTTTAAGAAAGTATTAGGAGCTATTGGAGTTGCTGATATGTTTCTTAATAGAAGAGCACAAGAAAAAGTAAAAACTTTTACAAGTAATTTAGAAGATGAAAAAGCAAATGCTCTTAATAGATTAGTTAATGCAAATAAGTTTCGAGATAATGAATTAGCTAAATTAAGTGCTATAAGTTCTGGTGTAGATTTTGACGATCCTTCACAATGGGAAGAACATGGTTCTGTCTATAACACACTTAAAAAACAAGAATCTCTTGCTGCACGTTCTTTACTTGGTTATGGTTCTAATGAAGTAATACCATCAACAGAAAGAGAAAGATTTGAAAATATAGTTAATAAATCTACTGATAGAGCATGGCGTTCTTTACGTAATAAATATTATAAACATTCAGATTATTTAGGTAAAGATAAAGTTAAGGTTGATAGACGATATAAGCGTTTATTAGAAGACGGAACTAGACAGATTTTAAGTGCTAAAAATACTAGTAGTATTCGTAGGTTGCTTGCCAAGTTTGATATAGGAACGAATGTTAATGCTGATCTTGAAGAAATAGAAGCTGGTGGTAAAAAACTTTATGTTGATAAAAAGGTAGCTAAAGATTTTAGAAATCAACAAGCAGCTACAACTAGGGCTATAAATCGTTATCAAACAGGATTATCTGAATCAGCTAAACGAGCAGCAGAGGAAGATAATGTAAGTATTGACTTAGGTTTAAAACATTCATCCGGTAAAAATAGAACTAAACATCCAACTTCATATAAAGAATATGATACATATTTATTACCAGTAAATCCTAAGACTGGTTCTATAGTAAGAGATTTTAGTATTCCTCTAAATCATGAAAATCCTAAATTATTAGATAGTGGTATAGATACAGGAGATAGAAGATTAGCTAATTTAGAAAGTGAAGATGGAACAATATATAAACATTCAGAACTTTATAATGTTATGACACCGGATCAAAAAGGAGAGTTTTATCAAGCTTTTGATTATTTTGTAGGGAAAGCATTAGATGAAAGAAAAGTTGAAGGCGTAGAAACCACACCTAACAATGGTGAACTTATTGAGGCAATATATAAAGCTCACCAATTAGTAAGAGTAACCTCAGTAGAAAGAGCAGGTTTAACTGGTGATCGTAAATTTACTTTTGAGATAGAAAAACTATCAGACTATATAAAGACACAAGAAGGTAGTGAAGAAGAAATTAATAATCTTATAACTACAGGAAAACAAGTTAGTTCAATTACACCTTCTGAACCTGTTATACAAATGAAAGATGGTGTAGAAATAATAAGACATCCTAATGGTACATCTAAATTAGTTACAGAATATTATGATGAATTTTCAAATAATTTAAAATCCCTTAATAATTTAGAAAAAGCTGAATATTTAGTAAAAGTTAAAGATAATACCCCTGTAGCTATACATAGTCAATTAGAGGATATATATAATCAAGAAAGGACTTATACAATGCCAGTAGGAATTGCTGGAGCTAGGTTTAAAGATAAATATCCAACAGAAGAATTACAACAAGAAGAACTTAAACGAAGAGCCGAAGCAGAGAGAGGAGAGGCTATAAAGCAAGAAGAAGCATGGGCTTTAAGAACCTTAAAATCAAAAGTGACAGGTCGTAGAGGTAGTAAAAAATTACCAGCTTCTTCTGCTGATGTTAAGAAAGCATTAGAAATACTTGGGCAAACTGGATTAACTACTGATGATGAAATACGACAGTATTTAGTAGAGAGGGAACAGTTACAATCATCTTTATTAGCTTCTACCGAAGTAAAAAAAAAAGTAACTAATCCACAATTAGAAACTATATATACTTCTCATTTACAAAAAAGATTTAATTTAAAAGATCAAAGTTATACTGATGCAGTTAATATTTTAACTAATAAATTTATTCCTGCATTCTTAGAAACCGAAAGTGATGGTAATTATCTAGCTAAGAATCCAATCACTAGTGCTAGTGGAGGTTTTCAATTTGTAAAAAATTCAGTAATTCCTGCTTTAAATAGAGTAGAAAAGATTACAGGTGAAACAGAATGGGGTAAGGAGTTACGTAAAAATGATCAACGAATTAATGAAATAGTTGCTGCTAAAAGAGTAGAATTAGAAAACGAAGGTTTAAATGAAGAAATTATTAAAGATAAATTAAAAGATATTGAGAAACAAGAATTTCAAGATTCATTTAATATTACAGAAGGACAACAACAAACACTATTAATGGGAGACTTACTAGAGAAAACCTTTGTAGTAGATGGTAAAAAAGTTTCTGGTTTAGGAGATGAATTATTTAAAAAATTATTTACTGCAACATCAGTACAAGAACAACTTGATGCAGCTTTAGAAATTTATTTTAAAGGACATCATACTGCTCCTGATAAAGCAACTTATAATAGAGCAAGAAAAATATTTAATACTTATTTTTAATTAGGAATTTATATGGCTGAAATATATAATTTTTGGGAAGATGAATCTTTAATTCAAGATTCTTTGGGTTTTCAATTAGGCGATACTCCTACTTCTGAAGAAGAAGAGGCTAAAAGAAAAGCTGAAGAAGAAAGAAAAGCTGAAGAGGAACGTCTTCTTAAAGAAGCACAAGAGGCTGCTGCCAGAGAGAAAGATGAACCTTCTAAAAGAGAAGGTATATATAACTTTTGGGAACAAGAAGTTCCTCCACAATCACCACAAGAGCTTCCTCCAGAACAACAACAGTACAGCGAGGAAACTGATCCCTATATAATAAAAAGAAAACTTGCCTATGGTTGGGCACAAGAACCAACTATAGCTGGTAGTCTATGGAGATTAGGCAAGGCTAAACTAACTTCATTAGTAAGTGATAAGACTTACAAAGAAGCAGCAAGAGATATAGAAGCTGAAAGACAGGAGGAAATTGCTAAATTATTTCCTGAGTTTGTAGGTAAGGAAGAAGATTTTGTTATGTTAGGTGGTCGTATGGCATTAGCGGTGGCTGATCCAGTTACTCTATTTATTCCTTGGTTAAAAGTAGCTAAAGCAGGTAAGCTTGCTGTTACTGGAGTTGGTGCTGGAGTAGCTACAGGAGATGTAGCATTACGTGAACAAGCTTTATATGGTGAAGTTAATCCTATGACTTTAGGATTAGCTGCTGGTTTAGGTGGGGCTAGTTCATTAATAAGTTCGTTATTTATACCAATGAATAGAGCAGTTAGTGAGACTGTCGAGGTAGTTGGGAAGAATGGTAAAAAAGTAAGAAAGCCAGTAGAGATTGCAGGTCCACCAAAACCTATTGAGATTAGAAATAAGCAACTTTTAGAAGAGTTTGGTGAAGCTGGAGAAGAAGTTTTAACAGGACATCAAAAAATTATACAGAATATAATTGATAATAATAAAAATGCTGGTTTCTTATATAACCAAAGAAATGTATTAAAGGCACAACGATTACAAATAAAAGATGAATTAGAAGAATTGATATTAAAAATTGAATCTACAGGATCAAATACTCTTAGAGGAACAGAAAAACTTAAACTAACAGGTAAGTTAAACACTCTTGATAAAGACTTAAAAAAACTTAATAAGAATTTAAACAAAATATTATTAGAACAGTTACCAGAAGATTTCGCAGAAATAGGATATAGAAATTTTATGGCTGCATATAAGAAAGGTATTTTAACTTCAGACTTTGCAGCAGCTTTAATGCAAGAAACTATAAGACCTATGGTAGGAGCTATAGGCGGTTTTACTATAGGTGTAACTACAGCAGACGAAGATGATACTATGTCGTATGTTTATGGATTGATGGCGACTGGTGCTTTATTAGGATTAATTCAAAAGAAAATACAGGTTTCTGATTTTAAAGTAACTAATAGAAAACTTGTAGAACGATTTATGAAAACTGGTGAAGATATTTATCGTAAAGAATATTGGAGTACTTTAAAACGAATGACTGCTGGTACTCATGCTGCGAAGCTTCAAGCTGGAGTTGCTGCTGTTAGAGGTTTTGGTGCTAAAATGTTTAAAATGCAAGGAGCAGGTATTAGAACAGGTGCAGCATTAGGGGATTCTGTTGAAGAAAGTAAAATGAGAGTACTTAATTACTGGACTTCAGTAGCTCTTCCTAGAGTATTAGGTGGATCAGATGAAGAAACTATTCAAGCAGCAGGCAGATTGGTTAATCAAAGAAATATGCCAGAGACTGCTCAATATAGTTTTTTAAAAGCAGGAGACTTAGAAAATGAAGCTGCAAATAATTTAGCTATAAAAATAACAAACTTTACAGATGAATTTAAAAAATATGTTAAGTCTGTTGGTATTGATTTTAAAGAAGCTGATGAGTATGGTTTAACGCAAATTATAAATAGACAAGCTATAAAAAGTGATAAGAAAGCTATTAAAGATATAAAGGAAGCTTTTAAAATTCAATTTTTAAACGATTATAATAAAGGAAAACTAAAATTTGATGATGGTTTAGAAAAATATATTCACGTTGATGATATAGGAAGTAAAGGTTATCAAAGAACCTACGAACAGGAATTTATAACTAATGCATTAAAAGGTGATAAAAAGTTTGATGATTGGGCAGCTAATAGAGCAGGGTTATACTTAGATGGGCACAGACAAAGTAGACAAATATCCTTATGGGCAAGAGAAGATAATTTATTAAATGAAGAAATTTTACGAGGTAATATTTTTGTAAATAGAAGAGGAGATTCAGAAGACTTTATTATAACAGCAGCACGACATTTTGAGAATGAAAGAGTATTATATGATCAAGAAGCTAGAGCTTTATTAGGAAGTAAAGGCTATTTTATTGATGATCCTATAGCTACATTAAATACTTTAGTGGAATCAACTGTTCCAGTTGCTGAGTTTGCTAGAGTATTTGGTGCTAAAGGTGAAGGTCTAAAGGATGTATTTAGAAATATTAAACGAGAAGTTTTTCAAGGTAGAGATATAGATAGTGCATCTCTAAGAAAAATTGCTGATCAACAAATAAAAGATGTAAAAGAAACAGTAGATGCTTATTTTGGTTTACATCATATAGGTAGATCAGTTGCACAAAGCGAAGCAGCAGTTACTACTGTTGCTATACTACAAGCATTATTAGCTACTACAAAATTAACTAAAGTAGCTTTACCTAGTTTTGGTGATTTAATCCAAACATATAAGAATAGTGGATTTTCTGCAGGTTGGGAATCAACTAAAAAACAAATAATTAGAATGCGAGGAGGAGTACAACATAGACCTTCGGATGTTTTAGGATTACGAGCTAAGAAAACTGTAGGGAAAGCTGGTCCTGAAGATACTACCATTTCAGATGTCGTATGGAATAATAGACTTCATAATGGTTTATTACAAAGAGAATTAAAACAATGGATGATAGAAATAAATCCAGAAAATATGGTTCAAGCATTTGCACAGAAATATCAACAGAGATTCTTTGAAATAGTACAACTAGGAAGAATTACCAGATTCGCTAGAGAATTTGCCTTTGATGCCGGAGCTATTAGAGCTTGGCAAATTGGAAAAAAAGTAGGTAAGAATGGTAAAGTTTCAAGAAAACTTCAAAAAGAATTAGATGGTTTAGGTTTAGAAGTAGAAAGTGCTCGTTATCTAAGTAAATTTAAAAATATGGATGATATACAAGGCGATGCTATAGGCGAAAGATTAATTAGTAGAGCAGGGTTTAAATCAGCAGAACGTGATGCTTTAATACCAACAGTAGGTAACAGACGTTTATTTTCTCAGTCTCGTGATCCTGCAATACGATTCTTAGGAAGCTTTTTATCTTGGGCACAAGCTAAAACTACACAAACAAACGCCTTAATTACTCGTTTAGAGAATGGAGATGCCATGTTAGGAGTTAGGATGTTAGCTGCTCTCCCTGTATTTGGAGCCATACGAAGTATTCAGTTAGATATTAATGCTTCTGAAACTTTTAAAGATGATTCAACTAGACCTAAAAGTAATGATATTAATCCTATATTAGGACAAATAGCAGACACAGCTATATTCTCAGCAGAGGTTTTACCTTGGTATTTAGATAAAGTTGTTAATGAAGTTAGATATGATTATAGTGATATTCCTATATCAGGGCTTGCTCCAGTTTTAGAGATGATGGATGCTTTAGTTACAGAAGGTGCTACTGCTGCTTCTGGTGTAGTTACTTGGGATAGAGATGAATTTTTTGAAGGAATAATAGGAGTAGGAGAAACTACCATACCTTTCTTTAAAGATTTTTCAAGACGTTATGATTGGATAGAGAGGTTACAAGGTGATAAATATATGCCTATAAAACCAGATAGTAGATATTCACCTATAGAAGAAGATACAGTATATGGGTCTATTAAAGAAAGGCGTGGTGGTTTTCAAGGCGGTAAAGTATCTAAAGACTATCCAGTACCTAATGCACCAGTAGTACCTATGGAAAGAAAAGATAAATTAGGCAATCAAAGTTACGCTACACAAGCTAGTGCAGAACCTATTAATCCATTTACAGGAAAACCTTATACAGATATTTATAACAAAGGATGAGTTCAGAATATTTCAAAAACTTCACAGAACATCTAAGACTTCGTGAAGGCTATAGAGAAGAAGTGTATCTAGATACATTAGATAAGCCTACGTGTGGTACTGGACACCTGTTAAGTCCAGAAGAGAATGCTCAGTATGCTGTAGGTGATACCATAGATACTGCTGTTTTAGACAGGTGGTTAGAAGAAGATTCAGAAAAAGCATGGAATGCTGCAGCACAACAGTTACAAGATTTGAATATAGAGAAGCCAGAATTT